CCGCAGTTGGGGGCCGGGTGTGGGACGCAGTAAGAAACCCCAGACGAAGGAGCAGTTCATCGAGGCATTCACATCCTGGGTTTACATCTGCGTTAAAAAGAATGCTCAAATCGTAGCGAGTGTTCCCTTAAAACTATATGTGGCAAAACCCCAGAAGGGTAAAAAGTTCTATACCGTTAAAACGAAGGCTGTGAGTAGGGAGCGCCTAAAATATCTCCACAAGCTGTCATTTCTTGACAGTTTCCTGACAAAAGCTGAGGAGGTGGAGGAGATTACAGAGCATCCATTCCTCGACCTGATGAAAAATGTGAACCCCTACCATAACGACCGTGACCTGAAAGAGTTTACCACGATGTTCCTTGACCTGACTGGTGAGTGTTACTGGCTGATCGTAAAAAGTCGGGCAAGGGTAGGAAAGGAGCTTATAGCCAACCCAGCTCAAGTTTATCCCATTCCTTCACAGTATATTAATCCGATCCCAGGTAAGACGCTGGACAAGGCAATCGCTGGCTATCTCTACAAGCGGGGGAGCGTAGAGGTGACGTTAAAACCAGATGAGGTGATTATGTTCACTTATCCTAACCCGAAAAACATTTTCTCCGGTTTCTCCTGTGTCCAGGGGGTTGCCGATGCCGTGTATATCCAGAACCAGATGAATGCTTTCGAAACAGGGATATTCGAGAACAGGGCAAAAGTTGGGGGTGTATTTGAGACAACAGAATTAATCAGCCGACAGGACAGGGAGCGGATGAAGGCTGACTTTGAGCAGAAGCATAAGGGTGTTACAAAGTCTGGCACTAGCCTAATCTTACCCCGTGGTATGAAATATACGAAGGATACCATGACTCCCCAAGAACTCAATTTTACGGAGGGAAGGCGGATTAATGCGGCTGAGATCGCACTTGCGTTTGACGTGCCTCCTGACCTCATTATGGCGGAGGGAGTCACTTATGCCAATATGGATGTGGCTGAATATATCCATGCCAAACACGGGGTTAATCCCAGGTGTGACAGGTACGCTGAAAAACTGAACGAAAAGCTGCTGCCATTATATGATGAGAAGCTGTTCTGTGCATTCGAAGATCCCGTACCAGAGAATCGGGAACAGACGTTGAGGGAGCGGACAGAGCATACGAAGGCAGGCATAATTAGTGCAGATGAAGCAAGGGAAGAAATCGGGAAGGATGCAAAAGGAGACCTGGCTAACGAGCTTCTCGTAGCTGGTCAGATTACGCCGATAACAGGCGAGACGGCACAGACGGAGAAACCGGAACCGCCGACAATTATAGCCCCACCGCCAGGGGAAGGCGAAGGAGAGGAGGAGGAAGAGGAGCAGGTTGCCGAGCGGATTTTACAGAGGATAAAGAAAAAGCTCAATGGCTGACGTAAAGGACATCCTCCAAAAGGCACAACATGAGCTTGATATGGGCAAGCATATTGAACTCGTATCCTGGAAGCAGGCGTATGCGCTACTCGGTATTGGCTATGCGCTGCTGGCGATTGCGATGATAGTTGAGGACGTGGAGACGGGGGATGAGGATGAAAATAGAAATTCCAGAACCAAAGGATGAATGGGATGATTGAGAAAAAAATGGATGAAAAAGCTCTAGCCTTTCTAAGGGAATATGAAACACTGTGTAGAAAACATGGCGTTGCCATTGAGGGGTGTGGATGTTGTGATTCTCCATATTTGGTAAAGCTTAATCCAAAAGAGGTTTTGGGTTGGAGTGTAGATGCCAAAAAGAAAGATATTGGTTGTATTTGGTTTAGAGATGAAGAAGACGATTTATGTGCCCCGCTTTTAGATACTATTTATTACATAAAAGATGGGAAGATAGAAACGGCAGTAGCGTGGGATGATGAAGAAGGCGATTGAAATGGACGACGATTTTGATTTTGATAATGCTTCACTCTTTCTGATGATTGAGTGTAAATCCAGGAACGGAGGTAATTATGGAAGAAGAAACAACGGTGAAAATAGAGAGAATATCAAGTGCTGGTGTTTCAGATATTATGTTCCAGGCAGTTAAGAAGGGAAGGCTTACTTACGGAGAACTGGCACATGCATTGGGAACATGTGTTCTTGTGCATATATTTATGAATTAGTGGCAAATGGATACACACATGGAGGATTAAATGGATATTGTAATCTGCATGAATAAAAAAGACTTTGATCATAAAATGAGCAAAGATGCCCATGATTGTTATTGGTCGATGGGCAGAGCGCCAGTGAAATTCTTCCCTGAGTGTACCCCTGAATCTGATATGGTAAATTTAGACAAAAATTTACATGATGTAGTTTTTGTTTTGACAAATCATCATATTGTTGGTTTTATAAATCCCATTGAATTTAATCCCGAAGATATAAACGGAAAAACGCTTGTTTGGGATGGTGGAGCAGATTTTACCTATATCAAGCCAATTCCATTCAAACCATTTCGAGGATTTAGATACAGGTGGTTTGATAATGATTAACTTTGTCGATCTCCCAGAAGGTGAACTCGATTTTGAAGAGGTTGATTTTGACGGAGATGATTTTGATGATGTCGTGTACCTTGCCCTCAAGAATGCTCAAAAGGCGTTTCATGACACCTTATCGAGATACGGCTTTGATTCTGCCTATTGTGATATCCGATTTACGGTGTTTGTTAAAGATGCGAATTTTGAACAGAGGCTTAGGAAGATAGAGATAGAGGGGGAATTGAAATAAGATGCCCTTCATTTCTTTCATAGAGGAGTTTTGGCCTGGACAGAAACCCGACACTACAATCGGACGCATAGAGGTGTATGGAGATGGCGAATATGCTACAGGGGAGATTCCCTGGGCAACGGATAGGGTAGACAGATTTAGGAAGTTTCGGGAGAGATGGGACTTTAGAGATATAACCGCATATCATTTAGAGTGGCTGCGAGGCTTTGTGGGGAAAGAGTTTTACGGGAGGGGAATGAAAAAGGATGATTAACTTTACCGACTCCCAGATCGACAACCTTGCAGACAGTATTATTATTTCGTATTGCGAAGAAGATTTACGCAATTATATTTCGTATGAGACTAGGAAAAACCTGAAAGATGCCATAGAGACACAAGAGACGCCTGCACAACCGCACAAAGAGCTTTTTGATGCGCTGTTCAAGGCACTCGATCCCCATGAGAAGAAATTCGCAGCAATGCTCAAGATGATATGGGAAGAGGAGCGGAGGATTGTTGTCGCCAATATCAGGAAGCTGAAAAAGGCGTATAGGAAAGACCCCGAAGATGATGTTAACCAATTACTGTTTCCGCAGAAGGAAATGGAGGGCAGGGTCGCCAACGGGACAAAACCGCTATTGATAAATGTTCTGGATGAGTCGGGTAATCGGGAGTTAACGAAACTGGAGATAGACGCTGCATTTGATGTGGCTAATCCCGAGGTGCAGAAGTGGCTAAAAGGGTATGTGCCTGTATTCAGCAAGAACCTAGAGGCTGTGAGTGTTGAGAAGTTGAGACGGGAGTTGATAGCTGGATTGGAAAAAGGGGAATCAATACCCGAGCTTATGAAGCGGGTCAACGGTACGTATGCTAATTGGAATAAGATGCGGTCTCGGACAATTGCACGGACAGAAACGATTAGGGGAAGCAATCAGGGAGCTATTGAGGCATATAGACAATCTGGGGTTGTAAAGAAAAAAGAATGGGTAAGCTTTTTAGATAGTCGTACCTGTGCTGATTGCGCTGCGTTGAATGGCGAAATTGTTGAACTTGAGGAAATATTCGTGGAGAAAGAGGGCAAATATGATTCTAAGTTTTACAAGTATATTGATGCACCTCCACTCCATACGCTCTGCCGGTGTGCTGTGGCACCTGTAATTGAATAAACCGCTACTCAGGAGTGAGTAAATGGCATTCGCAAATATATTATTCTCAATATGTAGTATACATACTTACATATCTGAGAATAATAAAAGGATTTATAAATGCAAATAGATCTCACCCCCACAGAACGCAAGCTCACCATGACGGCGTTAAAATTACTCAAGCCATTTATAGAAGAGCCAAAGACTGGGCATGTGGTACGGCAATCATATAAGGGACTCCTGGCGAAATTAAAGCGAGATGAGGGGTTGAGTCAGGAGATTAGCAATAGCATTAGATAGGCATTAGAGAGTGGGGGTAACAATATCCGTATCTGGGAGAGAATGGATGATATGTAGTTTCTCACGAGGGTGGGCAACCATCTATGATTGGGATAAGGAAGAATGGCTATATGCCGATACGCTAGAGTCCACTAAAACAGAAAGACCGTGTATTCGCTGTGGGAGGATGCCTACAAGGGACGGGCACGATGCATGCCTTGGATATCTCGATGGTGTAAAAAACGCTTGCTGTGGGCATGGGGTTATAAGGGGATATGTTCAAAGTCACCCCAATTTAACTCCCTTGGTTTAAGTTTTTAAGCGGAGTTGCGGAGTACAGTAGTGGTTACTGAGGTGTCTCATAAGCATCTATACGCCGGTTCGAATCCGGCCTCCGCTACCATGCCACCCTAGCTCAATTGGTAGAGCAGTTGTTTTGTAAGCAATCGATTAAGGGTTCGAATCCTTTGGGTGGCTGAGCAATAATAACGATGGACATAACCATCCATACGGCAATTTATAGTCGGTAAAGGTGGTTTTGACGAGCAATGATAATTTCCATGATGGGTCAATACCCGTTGTAAGGGACTCCCACAGCAAGCGCTTAGGGAAGCCACTCCTGAATAACCTGTGGGAGGTGATTAATCCCATGTGGTCGGCTGCGAGTGATCGCAGAATGTGGATTAATCACACAGCAATAATACATATCGTACGAATCAATACAACCGAATAGGGGGTTGAACATGAACGTTATGACAGAAGAGTTGAAGTTTGCAGACCTGTTTCCAGAAGAGGCGGGAAAACTTGCGCAACGACTTCACATAAAAAAAGATGAAATTCCGTTTCTGCGGAAATCTTATATATCAGAAAAATCAGAGGTGCAACCAAAGGAAAGGGCTGTTATTTCCTATATCTCTACAATCACAAAGGATCGTGACGGGGAACAGTTGTTACCTGATGGGGTACAACTTGATAATTACCGCAAGAATCCGGTTGTGCTATGGGGGCATCGGTACGACACTATGCCGATAGGGAAAAACCTCTGGATTAAACAGGATGAGAAAGGGCTGATTGCAAAGACCGTATTTGCCAGCAATGAGAAAGCAGATGAGGTTTACAGGGCATATACAGAGGATATTGGGGGTACGGGTCCGCTACTTCGTGCTTTTTCAGTAGGATTTATTCCCGTGGAATGGGAAGATACCGAGGTAAAAGAGCTTGAGAAAAACAAGGATTTGCCAAAGCGGATATACAAGAAATGGGAATTACTCGAATATTCGACAGTCCCGATTCCATCATGTCCAGAAGCCTTGACGTTGGCTATTGAGAAAGGGCTTGTTCCCGAATCCATGAAAAAGGCACTCGATAAATACCTTGAAGTCGAGGATTTCCAGGAAGAGGTTGAGGTTGAGGTCGGAGTCAAAACCATGACACCCGATGAGCTGAAGGAGCATTATCGTGGATTGCGAGAGGTTGAGCTTGTGTCAGAAGAAGACGATTCAGCAACCGTTGAAATTGAGGTTGAAACTGAAAAGGACGTTGTAACAAAACCAGAGACCACGGATGACTACCACAGAATCCCCGTAAGCGAGGGTCACGATGGCCACAAGATCCGCACGATAACCGTTTCTGCAAAGAAGAAGATAAAAGCCTTGTATTGCGTAGACTGTAAGAAGATCAAGACATACCTGTTCGATACATCGGCATGGACGATGGAAGAGGCGAGAGTTTGGGTAGATAGCAATAAGGGATATTCCCCAAAATACAAGGAGCGATGGAACAAATCTCTATCCAAGCTATTTGATGTTGACTCTGTTGAAGCTCCTCCCGCTACGTTCAATTATGCCCTGTTTGAGAAGTTCCTAGAATGTAGAGTCAAGGAGATTTTTCAGAACACATTCGCTATTCCTAGTCCGTTAGTGGGGACATACTTAGCTGGATTTAAGGAGCTATTCGGTAAGTTCAAACTCTTGGATACCCGGTCATTCAATTATGATGGTGGTGAAGTTCCTCCAGACCGTGAGGTTGTCCAGCTAAATTCTACCAAGTCGGATGACTTTCTAATTGATGGAGTCGATTTCTATGATGCCGATGGTACGCCAATGGCGGTTAAATTTACTCCATCGTGGAGAGGGCTGGCAGTATCTATTGTTACCTCTACCAAACACAGAGAGTGGAATAAGGAACTACTCGAAAAAGTTCACGAGTGGGTTGGAGAGAATAACTATCTCAAAGGTGAGAAATTTGCACTCAATGGTGAGTTTTTATCAGATTCGATAGAAGACTGGGAAGGATTGATTCTTGAGGAGAAATTCAAGGATGCTACCCAGAAATCCATAAACCTTTTAGAGAAAAGGGGCGAGAAAACGGCCCATCGTGGATTACTGTTTATCGGACCTCCTGGAACAGGGAAGACGAAAACCGGACGTGTCATTATGAGTAATTCGGACGCTACATTTATCTGGGTATCAAGTAAGGATTTCAGCAGGATTGGTCCACTACAGGGGATTTCACTTGCCTTTTCACTAGCGAGGGATTTAGCTCCAACGGTACTGTTCATTGAGGATATAGATAATTGGCTCAGAGATTACGGTGGAGATAGTATTGTTGTCGATCTAGTCAAGACAGAAATGGATGGACTCAGGCAAAACAAGGGGGTCATTACAATTCTTACTTCCAATTATCCCGAGAAGTTACCCGATGCCTTATTGGATAGACCTGGCAGGTTCCACCACATTATCAATTTTGAATTACCCAAATCCGGACAGAGGGAAGATATGTTGAAACTGTGGGCGGATGGAATAGAGGATAAACTTTTGGCTGATATTGTCGAAAAGACGGAGGGATTTTCTGGGGCGCACATCAAGGAACTGGTTGATTTTGCCAAAATAATTGCAGAGGAAGAAGGCGTTTCTATCGGCAAGGCTTTGCTGTTGAGTTTGGAAAAACTAATGGAGCAGAGGGATTTAATCAACGATATACGGGAGAACAAAAAGAATATCACACCTGTTTTGAAAGGGCTTTTTGGGAAAGAGGTGATTATTGAAGTTGAGAATGAAGGCGAATCCGATGGTGATGTGGAAGATTTGGCACTTGAGGACACAAAAGCGAAAGAGGAGTTTAAATGTGGGTGTCCAGAATGTGGCCACAAACTAACCACAACCGAGCATTGCAAGGATGTGAAATGTCCCGAATGTGGATCGACAATGAGGCGAGAGGAGCGACCTGGACCCGGGAAGGAAGGGTTGAGCATTGAAGATAAGTTAACGGCTAAAATAGAGATTCTTGATTTGCCGGAAATCCAGGAAATATTAGGATCACTGAAAGATCAGGTCGCCGAACTCAAAGAGGGGCGTGTCCTGAGTCGCAAGAACCGCGAGGTTGTCAAGAATGCTGTTACTGCGCTCATGGATGTTCTGAAGGCTGATTCTACGGGTAGCAGAGAGGACGAGGATAAGGAAGAGGTTGAGGATGAGAAGGAAGTTGAGGCCGTTGTTGAGAAAAGTGAATATTCTTATGCTGAAGTTCAGGCAATGGTAAATAAAGCGATAAAAAAGGCCGTGTCAGAAATGGACGTGGGCAAGTCGATAAGCACCTCTCTTAAAAAACTACAAGGGAAGGTTGAATAATATAGTTTACCATCAAATCAAATGAAGTTAAACCTGGGTGCTGGCAAGAATCACAAGTCCGGTTTCATTAACGTAGACAAATTCGGCGACCCCGATGTTAGGCATGATCTGGAAGTATTCCCCTGGCCTTGGGGAGATAGTAGTGTTGATGAGATCCGCATGAACCATATCCTTGAGCATCTTGGGGAGACTACGGAAATATTCCTTGGGATTATGAAAGAATTGTATCGGGTATGTAAACCAGGGGCGAGGATTACAATCAACTGCCCGCATCCGAGACACGATGATTTTATAAGCGACCCGACTCACGTCAGGGCGATTACCCCGCGACTATTTGAGCTGTTCTCAAAGAAAAATAACGAACGGTGGATTAAGGGTAAATTTGCCAACTCACCGCTTGCTATTTATCTCGATGTAGACTTTGAAATACGGGATATGAAATACGTGATTGAACAATGCTGGATGGATAAGCTTAACTCGAAAGCTATAACCACACAGGAATTGAATGAAATTATCAAATCTCAAAATAATATGGTCAAAGAGACGCAGACTGTCTTAGAGGTCATTAAGTGAAAACCCGTATCTATGAAATGACCTGTCCTGGGTGTGGGAAGAAAACCCGATCCGAGACGGTGTTGGGTGTTCCCGATGGGGATTATGAGAATTATTCCCTAAAACAAATGAGCTTCGAATGTGAGCATTGCGGAATGAAATTTACCATCTCCCTAAACCCTGACATGCCTGAGATTCAGGCAATGTGGGAAGCGGGAGAGGATGTGGGATAGATTTAAACCAGATGAAAATAAAAGGAGACAATATGTCTGATTTTTCAAAGATCGAATCCCTTGAAAATTGGGTTGCCTGGGACTATTTCCGAAACGAATTGGGATGGGCAATACAGAAGATCGCCTATGAGTTGGATAAAAATGAACGGAAGCTCATAGAATGGGTAAACGCCAGGGGATCGGAAATGAGTCGCATGGTAGAGCAACAGCCGGGAAAGGTTAAGAAGATACTGGTCGAATTAAAGGAAAAGTATCCCACGTCACAGCCGGCCGATAGGGAAACGCTAAATATCGATACAAACAAAGTAACCAAGTTGCTAAGGGAAGGCTATAAATTACCGGAGATCGCAAAGAAGCTGAAATACAAATACGACGATTTTATTTTTGCATATAATAGAAAACTTCAAGAGATAAACGCTATGTTTCGAAGATCGTGATTACCAAACGGATTGGTTATGTTACCAATCTGTTAGGCAATCCTGCCAGTCTCGAAAACAACTCACTCGAGTCGAGAGATATCAGGTAGTTTATCGTAGATAGTGGAAAGGCTAATTACGCCTTAGCTATCAGATCGTAACTGCCGGAGATATTGGAACAAAAGGGGGTCTAATATCGAAATCTATAACTGGTAGAAATCTACATGAAAAATGGAAACAGAAAAAATCAAAATTAGCGACCTTGAAAAAAGAGTCGAAGATAAAGCCAAGGAATCCATCCAGGCACTTCTTGATGAACAGGTTAATGACTACATGAAAGACCAGCTCACAGAAATGCTTCCTGATGCTCTAGCCAATGTTGTCACCGTTGAAAACCCCGAAGAGACCAAAGCCAAAGAAGAGGCCGATAAGTTCGAGTCAGGTGAAAAGTTCCTGAGAGCCTTAGTTGATTTCAAGCTAGGCAAGGATTCCGATCCTCGTCTACAGTTTGTTACCAAGCAGGGCGACATTATCAGTAAAACTGCCGGCCATCTTGAAATTGGCGAAGATTCACAAGGCGGATTTCTTGTCCCGGAGATATATCGCAAACAGCTCTATGAGATTGCTCTTGAAAGTGCTGTTGTTCGTCCTCGTGGCGCAACCATTATCCCGATGACTTCTGATAGCGTGAAAATTCCTTATGTGGATGACACCTCTCATGCAAGCACGGTATTTGGTGGAGTTAGTGCCACCTGGACTGCTGAAGCTGCTCAGAAATCGGCGAAGAAGCCCACATTCGGACAGATGGAGCTTACCCCTCATAAACTCGCTGGTATCACCTATGCGTCCAACGAATTGATCGATGACAGCATGTTTTCGCTTGCTGCCCTCATCAAAAGGATGTTCGGGTCTGCCTGGGGTTATTTTGAGGACGATGCTTTTCTCGTGGGAACAGGTGCCGGTCAACCCCTGGGAATCCAGAATTGCGGATGTACCATCAATGCCTTCAGAAACACAGCTACTAGAGTCATGATCGAAGATTTGGCGGAGATGTGGATGCACCTATTACCTACCTCTCAGAGGAATGCGTATTGGATTGCTAATCCTACTATCATACCCGAATTGCTCGAATTGGGCTCTGGAAATGCTGCTGATGCATCGGGGAAAAATCTTGTCTACATTGACAAGGTTAATGATGGCCCAATCTGGAAGATATGGGGAAGACCCGTTATTTTCTCAGAGAAGATGCAGGCTCTTGGCACACAGGGTGATATTGGCCTTTACGACTTCCGCTATTACCTCATTGGTGATAGGCAGCCCATCACGATTGATGCGAGTGAACATATTCGCTTTGATCATGACGAGACCGCATGGAGGTTCGTGCTTAGAGTGGCTGGTCAGTGTTGGCCGCAGGCTGCCATGACTCTTCGAAGAGGTGGCATAACTCAATCTCCTTTTGTCCAGTTATCCGCAGCTACAAGCTAATAGGGTAGACGATGAAGTACAAAGAAAAAGATGGCGGATTCTCAAGTCTAGGTGAGTTCCTTGTCAAAGTCCGCAAAGCTTGTGATAGGCCGAATTTTTCGGACAGTCGGCTACAGAAGACGGCGGGACACATGGAAATTGGTGAGGACAGTCAAGGTGGTTATCTAGTCCCTGAGCAGTATGCTGCTGAAATTATGCAGGCTGTGCTTGAGGGGGCGATTGTGAGGCCGAGAGCGAAGGTTATTAAGGCCACGAGCGATTCCTTGAAAATTCGGAGGCTGGTTGAAACAGACCGGAGTTCGAACTATTTCGGGGGCATTACGTTCAAATGGCTTGCTGAGGCGGCGCAGAAGTCCTACACGGGTAGGTCAACTAAACCGGCCTTGGGACAACTTGAGCTTTCACCTCATAAGGTAGTAGGTAGCTGCTTTGTCTCAAATGAGCTGGAGGATGACTATCCGGCTTTTGGTGACTTTTTTAAGCTTTCATTCGGTCAGGCCATACGTTTCGAGGAAGACTATCGCTTCATCTGGGGGACAGGTGCAGGACAACCGTTAGGGGCGGCAAACGCCGGAAACGGGAGTCGCATCACAGTACCCAGGAATGCGGCGGGTGAAGTCGAATACGTAGACATTATGGATATGGCCGAAAGGCTTTTACCGGGTTGCTGGGAGTCGAAGTCAACTGTATGGCTCATTAATCCCGATACGATAGACCAGATCGCAGAGCTTGAGGCTTCTGAGGCCAACATTGTAAACATTGTTGATCTCAACGAGCGCAAGATTCTGGGGTTTCCGTTTATCGTTACGGAGAAGGCAAGTCCCTTAGGGACTACCGGAGATGTTATCCTTGCCGATTTTAGTCACTACGTCATAGCCGATAGGGGGTTAGTTATTGCTGCGTCCCGTCACGTTGAACGATCCGGTATCATGGCTAC